ATTTACTCCTCTAACACAACCTAAAAATTGAGTTGCATTTTTACTTGCATAAGTAATTAATTCTGTTCCAATATCTATTCTTCCAGTTGCTGGAAAAGCTGAAGTTGAAACAACTGTAATAGTTGTAACGATATTATCTATTCCACCATTTAATGTAGTTGCAGCTGAAGTTGGAATTGTTCCACCAAAGTATCCTGTACCATAACCAAATGCAGGAGTTTGAAATGTGGGTCCTATAAAAATATATGGAGTTGTAGTTAAAGATCCACCTGCAGTAACACCAGTTCCAGTTTCATTTGATGGCATTGTAACTGTAAAAGTTCCTGATGTTGGAATTGTTTTAACTTCAAAAACATTTGTTGTAAAATTTGCTGATGTATAACTTGTAGTAGGTGCTCCTGGAGTTGTAACACTTGTAAAGATAATATAATCACCAACTTCTAATTGATGACCTGCTTTATTAATTGTAACTGTTGCTGAACCTGTTGTAGATGTATAAGTGCAAGATGTTAGAGCTGTTCCAAGTGGAGTAATATCATAAAAAGAACCTTCATAATAAATAACTAGTAATTTTGAAGTTCCTATTGCTGCATATCTTTTACCATCTAATGCTGTCCACGTATGCTGGTCGCGCGCGGGACCTGCCAAGGTGCTAGCAACGAGTTGCTGGAAACCACCTATCTTTTGTGGTTCACCATAACGAAATCTTATATTATCACCATCTATCCATTGCCCTTCGGCTCCGGTTGCAGTTTGTTGTTTATTAAATCCTGGCTTAAATTGTATCTTCTGTAAAGGCATAAGCCTTCCTTTATATAATATAAAGTGGTTAAATAACAGATAAATTATGACTTAACAATAAGTTCTTTTAATCTTGCTCTTAATTTACCTATTGTATCTGAATATTTTTCATTAATTTCTATTAATGTTTCAATATGTAATTGATGTTTTTCAATTCTTTCTTGTAGTTCTTTATTTAATAAAACTTCAGATTTTTTAACTGCTTTTTCCATTTCAAGTTTTTCTTCAAGTTCTTTTATTTTATTTTGTAATTCATCTATCATATATTAATTATACCTTAATTTTATTCAAATTCAAACCAACCTGTTACTATATATTTATTTTTTAGTAAAGACACCTGACTTCTATGAGTATGTGTCCAATCTGTAGGCCATATTAAAGTTAATCCCTTTTTAGCTGGTGTTATTACTTTTTGATATTTAAATTCTGTACCTCCATCTTTTACATCATTTAAATAAGTCATAAAAACCAATATTCTTTTTGATGCATTTTTATAAGATCTTTCGCAATGAAAAACTTTATAACCACCATTTTTTTTATAATATTGAATATTATAATCAATTAACATAAATTTTCCAAGTAAATGAACTTCTGGATATTTTAAAATATAATTATTTAAACATTTTTGTAATTCTTTTTGATAGTCTAAAAATGGATATTCAAAATTATTATTTGAAATATGTAGATCCACTGAATCTTTTATTTTTTTATCACTTGTTAAAGTAATTTTATTTTCTTTCCCTGTTTCAAATGTTCCTGTTTTTATTTCCTTTGATTTTTTAAAATATTTTATTATGTCATCACAGATTTTATCATTTATGAACCATCCACCCATAAAAGTTTCAATTGATAATTTATATTCTTTCATAATTAATAATTAAAAGCTAAACTAATTCTTTCGTTTTTATTTTTGTTTGGAGAGACGTGATGTCTTAAATGACTTCTAAATATTAATAAACTATTTTCAGCAGGTTTAAAATTACATGTTTCAAAAGATAAATTTGTATATTCTTTTATATTTATCGGAGATAACATAGATTGATAAGGATTTTCAAAAGTTATAGTTGATCTTTTATTAACATCTTTTTCAGATTGTACATAATACACTGCAGAATAAATATGATTTGGATGAGCATGAAATTCTTGATAATCATTTTTTTTATATATGTTTACCCATCCTTCAAGAGGTTTTTTATATTCAAAATTTGAACCAAATTTAGAGTTAAAATAATTAACTTTATTATTTATTAAATTTATTAAATTTTTAAATTTAATATCCTCAACTATATTATATGTTTGAAATGTGTTATGAAGATCTGCTAACCATTTTTTACCACCCTTAGGAAATTTTTTTAAAATTTTTAAACTATGATTTTTTAATTTTATTAATTCTTTATTTTCTAATATATTTTCTTCATAAAAAAAGGCACTTGGAAAAAACAAATGAATATTAGACATTTTATTTTTTAAATTCAGAAGGAAGTCCTAAATGTGGTCTTGTATCAAAAATATTTTTATCAGATTCTTTTGTATCTTTATTATTATAATGTAAAAAAACTTGTGCACAATTTGTTCCTTTAAAAGGTTCTCTCCAATGCTCTAATATATTTCCTTTATAAACTAACATATCCCCTGGTGTTAAATTAACTTTAATTCCTTTTGATCCCTCTTTTCCAGAAGGTTCTAAATATATCGGCCAATCGTCTCCACCAAGATTTAATGTTGTTGAAATTTCACAACTAAATCTATCTTTATGACGTTTTAGTATATCTCCTTTTTTATAAATTCTAGCATAAGAATAATTTGGACTTAATTTTAAACTTGTTTCTTTTTCCATAGTCGGAAGTAATTCTACAAGTAAAGTTTCCATTAAAATATCAGAATAGTGTGAATAAGTTTCTGGCACTTGTGGATCATTCCATGTACCAAAATAAGATGTAAAAGGAGGTATGAAATTATTACTAAATAATGTTTTAGCAACAAGTCTTTTTAACAAAAAATAATGATATACAAAAGTTGCCATTTCTTTTGTAATAGCATTTTTAATTATACTATAATTATTTTTTTTAAAATTTGTTTTTTTATTTCTCATACTTATTCTTTTAAAACGTAATTTAAACTTAATTTCCAGTGATTTAATTCTTTTTTTACTTTACTTCCATCGTGTCTTAAATCTGATTTAAATATAACAAATCTTCCAGGTTTAAAATCTATTAGTTCTCCTTCAATATTTAATTCTCCACCCCAATTTGAAGACCATTCAGGTGTTATAAATCCAACTATAGTGTAAGTAAAAGGATCTTCAACGTCTACATGAAAATTAGTGTTAGATGTTGTGTTTTTTGCTCCAACATGAACTCTCCTTATTTTAGGAGGCAAAGAAAAACCGTGTTCTTTTTTAAAATTATTTTTTATATTTTCTAATAATCCAACAAATCTACCAAACCAATAATTATTAATGATTGAATCACCATTTGATACTATAAATCCTGGCCATTGACCTACTTCTGATTTATGAGTACTTCTAGATAAATACCAAACTGTATCGTTTGTTATATCAAAATATAAATTTTTTAAATCTTCTTTTAAAATAATATCATCTAAAATATAGTATTTATTTTTTTTCATTTTTTATTTAAAAGGATTGCCTAAATTCCAAACCACAAGACTATATCTAGTTCCTTTTGTAACTGGTTTTACTCTATGATAAACAAAAGAAGGAAACACAACAATGGATCCCCTAGGCAATATTTCTTTACATTTAAGATAACTTTGTTTTTCTCTATCTATTCTAAATTCTAATTCGCCTCCTTTATAATCTTTTGGATCGGATAAAGAACAAGTAACAGATAATTTTCTAGTTTTACCATTGAAATTTAAATCAGTGTGATCATTGTATGGAAGATCATTACTATCACAATGCCAATCATAAAATTGATTTATTTTATATTTTGTAAATTGACAAGATTCTGAATAGTCCCATTGATAATTCCAGCCGGCGTTAAAATTTGCTTGATGTATATAGGGATGAATTTCATTATAAATCCATTTATCATTTAACCAAACAATATTTGAATTTCTAAGTTTTTTTAAATCTTTATAATCTTTTTTAGATAACTTATCTTTTTTACCATAAGTTCCTGTTAAAGCTATTTTATCTTTTTTTGATTCACCATATTTAATTAATTCATCACAGAATTTAGGTGATAAAACAGATTGAAAATACCAATAATAATATTTTAAATTCATAACTTCTTTTAGAAGTTATTTATACTAATTCCCAATCTAAAGTCAATGGATTCCAAATGTAATTATTTTGAGCTCTTCCAGTATTTGGAATATCAAACCATGGTTTATCTTTAGCTGTCCATCTTTGATTTTGTTCATCCCATTCAATTATATATAATAGCGCTCCATCCGGATGATTTTCATTAATATATTTTTTAGTAGGGTAAGGAACCGATGCTTCCCATTCTCCATTAGATTTATTTAAACTAAAAGAAGGATAGGGTTGTGGATGAATAAACATATTTATTTCATCATTGAATAAAGTCCCGGGGCCAGCATGAAGTTTTCTAAATCTTTTATTATAAGAAGTTTGTTTCCATTTTCCTCCCTTAAATATATTTTGACAATGTATTTCTCCATCAGGATGCATATCATTTTCTCCTAATGGTCCATTAGATGTTGGAACATCATTCCCAATGACAACTACTCTTAAAACTATATTATTTTCATCTAATTCTGCAAAATGAGCCATATTTTTAAATTTTAAAATTAAAGTTTATAACACATCTTACCTGATTTTTAAATGGATATCCAGCGGAATGTAATGTTTTTCCTTCAAAAAATAAAAATCTACCTTTTTTCGGTGTTATTTTCTTACATATCTTGTGTTTTTTATATAAAACAGTATCTCCATCAGAATCGTTTACATAATATATACATGTTATATTTTCATTACCTATATCAATATGAGGAGTTCCATATTTAGTATTTTTAATATTACTTTTTGTTTTTAAATTTGCTTTTACTCTTAATAAAGAAATTTGATCTAGTTTAAGATAGTTAGTTATTTCTTTTGAAATTTCTTCAATTAAATTAAAATAATTTGAATTTATTTTTGATTGATTATTTTCATAATTTACAAAGCTATGGACAAATTGTAAGTCTTCCACTGTATTTTTATTTTTATTTTTTAAATATATATTTTTAGAACAAGTACTAAATTTATTATCTATTTTTTTAGCACTTAGATACCAAGGGAAATACGAATTTAATAATGCATCTTCTATTGTATTAGCATGGTTATTAGATATTAAATTATCTATAATAATATAATCTTTCTTTAAAAAATTCATTAAAGATTAACTTGCAGTTAATGTTCCACTAACTGTAAATGTTGCTACTTTATCTCCATTTGGAGCTGTTGAAGTTGTATTAGTTCCAGGTGCCACTGTAAAAGTAACTGTAGAGGGTGCTCTAACAACAACTATTCCAGATCCACCTGCAGAGTTTGTAGGAGCTTCCGCATTATCGCCTCCACCTCCTCCACCTCCTCCAGTGTTTACGGTTCCAGGAGTTCCTCCACTAGAATTAGGTCCAGTGTATCCATTACCACCACCACCTGTTCCTCCAGGGGCTCCTCCATTGGAAAGATTATTTTGTCCACCTCCGCCTCCGCCACCTCTTGTTATTGAACTTCCTGTAATTGAATTTGCTAAACCATTTCCTCCAGGTCCCGGAGCAACTCCTCCAGCCGCTCCTGCTCCTCCTCCTCCACCTGATGCATTTGTGAAAGAACCTGGAGAAGAACCACCACCAGGATTGCCTTCAGGAGGTGAAAAACCTCCTTGATTTCCAGCTCCTCCAGGAAATGGACTATATGGATCGGGTGCCGAAAAATCTGGAATACCTGATCCAGATCCACCTGATTGAGAGTCAACGTTTATAGTTCCTCCTCCAGTTGAAGTAATTGTATCAAGAGAAGATGGGGTTCCTTTTCTTGCGGGCCCAGGAGTAGGACCTGCAGCACCACCGCCTCCAACAGTTACTGGATAACTTACTGATTTTTTTAATTTTAATTTAGTTCCTCCAGGGAAAGATGTTCTATAACCACCTGCTCCTGCACCAGCTCTTCCTGATCCTCCACCGCCAGCTATAACTAAAAAATCAACTTCTATAGCCGCTGCTCCTGCAGTAAGACCAAATGCTTTTGCTGATGCAGCTCCACGTGTTGAATTTAAAGGCATTCTTTCTTCTCCTTATTTAAATTGTGTTTGCGATGCTAATACTGTGTATGTTGATGCTGCTGTTTTAAGAGCTGTATAAGTGTAGACATCATTAGATGAAGCGTTTCCAGCTGTTGGAGCCGATCCACCTTGATAAACTACTGTAACGTTTGTAGTTGTTCCATCAACTTGTACTACGTTATTATAAAATGTTGTGTTGCCTTGTTTTGTAATTAATGCAACTGTTGCTGATTCACCTGTAGCTAAAGCCGCGTTTAATGCAGTTGAAGAATTTCCTCTTAAATTAACTGTAAAGTTTGCACCTAAATTAACGTTTTGAAAATAAACAGCTTGAGTAAGTACGTCATATGTAAATGTAGTTAGAAATGTAGTTGATATAGTTGCAGCTTCAAACATACCAAATATTTTAGATTCACCATTTAATGTAATTCTTCCAAGATCACCTTTTGGAGTTAAAGTTAATCCAACGTTTGTATCTCCACCTGTTGCAGAAATTACTGGAGAATTTCCAGCTGCAGCATTTGCTATTGTAATTTCATTTGTAGCTGATGCAGTTGTTGAAAATTTAATTTGTTCGTTAGAATTTTCATCACCAATAAAATTACCACTATCAATTAAAATATTTTTTGCATTAGTATCTAAATTTGCTGCAAGTGTTGGAGCAAAATCATTAGATAATTTTCCAATGTTAGAATCTACAACATCAGTTCCATTTAAATATAAAAGTTTTGTTCCTTTATCTGTTGCAGAAAAAGTAACACCTGTTTGACCAGCAACTTTTACTGTTACAGTAAAAGCACCTGATGTACTATTTTTAATTACATAAACTTTTTCATCTGGTCCTGTTGCATCTGAAGGAATAGTAACATCTACGTTTCCTGAAATAGTTCCTGTAAGTTCTAATACTGCATTTTTACCATTTGAAAGAGCACCATTAGTGTATGTTAATGTAACTCCTGTTGTTGCATTTAATGCAACCGATTCATAACCAGCAATTGCTTGCTGAAGAATAACTAAATTTGTATTTGTAATATCACCCCATGTACCAGCGTTTTCGCCAGTTACTTGTATCTCTAGTTTGAGGTCTGTAGAATAACTTGATGCCATAATTTTAATTCCTTATGTT